CCAAACATCCGTTCCGAACCCCTCAAGCCCCCCCCATTGGTCGAAGCTTGCCACATGGAATTCTACAACCCCCTTGGATTCAAGCCTTTGGACACTTACAAGTCCCCTGCTGCTGTTTCCCAACGAGTGCGCTATAATAAGCGTACATCGTTCGATCTCGGTTGTGATCCTTTCCGTCGTGACTACTCGACCCGCCCCCCGATCAATCAGGACTTACTCGACAAACTCGCGCGCAACATGTTTGCTCGTCGATATGGTCTCCCTGGAGATGCAAAACTCTCCATCATCACCTTCGAAGACGCCCTTTATGGTTGTCGCGAATGTCGTCCCATTGATCCCAATTCCTCTTGCGGTTTCCCTATGAACCAGATGAAGGATCCAAAGACTGGCAAGAAATTCCAGAAGAATGGAGAATTGTACGATGCTGTCAAACGCACGTGCCACCCTCTACTCAAAGGAATGGTCCTCGCCTACCTTGAAGACCCCGAAGAGTCTTCAGTCTTTTACCCTTTCATCATGTCTCTCAAGGCCGAGCTCATCGACCCTGAAAAAGCTGCAAATGGAAAAGCCCGGGTGTTCTTTGCAGGTTCTCTTGTTCGAACTATCGCTGACCGCATGTTGTTTGCCATGGAAGTCCATGATGCCCAAGGCAATCACAATGTCACCACGCCTCACAGCGTCGGCTGCGATTTCAACAACCCCTACTCAGTACGCCCAATTCTTGAAGCTCTCAGGATGAATCCTGACGCCGAAGTTTTGCAGTATGATGTGAAGCGGTTCGACACCACCCAATGGCATGAATTCAACATCGCCGTGGGTCGCGCCCTCGCTCCCTACTACACTCCAAAACAAGGTGCTCTTATCTTGAGACACTTCCTTGCTCGCAAGACTGCTTTCATTGCCCATGGAGAGCGTGTTTACGAGGTTCCTGACCTGAGAACGTCCGGAGAGTATATCACTCTTTGGATGAACTCCATCAACTCTGCCCTCGCCGTAGAATACGCTTTCCACGCATTGAACATTGCCAACGAACTTCTCTTTACCGCCACCCAAGGAGACGATATGGTTACTTTGAAGAAACCTTCTTCCACAAAGATGCCCCAGATTATCGCTGTTATTCGCGACCGCATCAAGTGGGAGTTGACTACTCCTCAGAAGACCACAGACTTCCCCGATGCCTACACCTTTGACGATCTTTCGTTCTGTAAAAGAACGTATGTTAATGGTCATTTGGTTTACCCATGGGAAGTCCTTTCCTCCGCAGGTGGCTGGCGTAAGAAAAATCTTCCTGTTGACACAGCTCTGCAATCCATCGGAGACATGCTGCGTGAAGCACGCCACTACCACGACAACGATCTGACGTATGAACGTCTTCTTGCGTATTACATCGCAAAGACCAAGTACAAAGAAAGTGTCCTTCGTGAAGCGGCTTTTGCCAACGAAGCATACGGTCTCCGAAAAAGCATCACCCGACCTAAGCCTACTGGAATACACAACATGTCTGCTCTAGATGTGTGGTGCTCCGGTGAGCAATTGTTCGTAGTCTACCCTGATGCTGTCCCCGAAGTTTACGATTTGACCCTCCTGGCCCTCCATTTCACTGCTGCCGAAGTCATGTTCGAGATCCCGCTCTATGAGATTGAAGACATTGCCCCGGTTTGGCACTATGGTGAAAACCAAGAGTTCCTCCGATCGGAAACTTTCCAC